CAGTTACTCTGAGGGCTCTGGCGGCGCTTCGATCAAAAAGGCCGCCGGTCTTGCGCCCCGTGCCAAGGGATACCTTGAGCAGTCCGGCCTAATGTCGCGGGCTGTCCATGTTATCGGATCGCCCCGCCGCTGCTCGCAGGACTACGATTGTGAGTAACCCCATTCCGCGACGCTTGCTCATCCATTCGGCAACGCTCGCGCCCTACGTGTCTCCTGGCCCGCCCGTGGTCTACGGAACCGCGGTAACACTCACCCATGTCCGCCTCGAGCCTGTAAAGCAGAATGCCATGACCTCGCTGGGCGATATGAAGAATGACCGCTTCCTTCTTTTCTTCGATTGCAAGAACTCGCTTCCTGTCGGTCGGACGTTCTCCATGAAGGACAGAATTACCTTCGGGGGCCAGGCGCTCTCCGTGCGCAAGGTGACTCCATGCTATGGTGATGATTCGACCGTGCATCATTATGAGGTGAATTGTGTCTAACGTGCGGCTAGAGTTCGACATTGACAAAGCGGTAGCTCGCCGCATTCCTCTTTTCGCCCAGGCGCAGGCTGCGCTTGATACGCAGATCGTCAAGGACTCAAATCAGTTTTGCCCCAAGGTCGAGGGGACTCTCCGTGAGTCTGGCCGCGTTGACAGCCCCGGGATGATCTCGTGGAATATGCCCTATGCTCGGTATCAGTATTATCTCAATGAAGGTGCGCATTATACGACGCCCGGCACGCGGGCGAAATGGTTTGAGCACGCTAAGGCTCTCTATCGTGACGCATGGCTCGACCTCGTGCAAAGGGCATTAGCATGAATATCCTGAACGAAGTCAACGCGTATCTGCTTACAAAGATCACGCCTTACTCGACGATCTATCTCGATGTGTTCCCCAACGATTCAGTAGAGGAGCTGATGGCGCGCAACGATCCTAGCCAAGCGGCAGAGACGCGCTACCTCGATGGTTCGCGTATCGGGACTTTCAACTTCTCATATTATGCCAAGTCGGCAAATTCCGAGACGGCTCGTATTCAGCTTGATGCGATTATCTCGGCTCTCGACTTCAAAGAGCTTTCAACTATTTCAAATGGGACAGCGATAAAACTTGAAGCGGCAACTACTCCAGCCTTCGTGTCAAAGAGCGAGGCCGGTGAAGTTATATTTGTCACGAGCCTTAGGCTCGAATACCATGTAGGAGGTTAAGGCCATGGCCGAAACTTTTGAACTGAACTTTCAGGATCTTTATGAGATCGATACGACCCCGCTCACTACGGCGACGTGGGTACGTCTCGCGGTAGGCATCTCTTCCGGGGAGCCTGACAACAATGAGGACATCGCACAGGACAAGTACCTCGACGGCGACGGCTTCGGTTCGTCCGACGTCATCGGCGCGCAGCACATCGTCTCGTTCTCTGGCCACCGAGTCGTCGGAAATCCCGCGCAGGATTACATCGCCGCGATGAAGCTGGAACTCGGCGATGCTCGCAAGACGCACCTCCGCTATACCGATGCTGGCGGCAATCAGATTTCAGGCTCTGTCACTCTCGCGAATATCAAGGAGGGTGGCGGAGACGCGGGAGCCAAAAAAGATTTCACCTTCGAGGCGCATTTCAACGGCAAGCCGACCTTCGCCGCCCATGTCGCGGCTACCGCCCTTGCTCCGACCATCGCCGCTGGTACGGCTCTTGGGACTACGAAGTTCACCGTTGTCCCCGGAGCCGGAAACAGCCTGTCTTACAAACTCGGCGCGGTCTCTCTCGGCACGGTATACGGATCGCAGTATGTCGCTGGAGACATCGCCTATACCTCGGGCTCCGACATCGTGGCGGCCGTCGGCCAGTACCTCCAGATGTTCGAGATCAACGCCTATGGCCGCGTGGTGAAGTACCTGGAGCACCTTCTCGTCACCGCCGACGTCAACCCCGGCGTGTAATTTTACCCCCATGATCCGCCGGTAGATTCTTGCCGGATAGGGGGTGCCGCCGAAGCGTGGCACAATTTTTAGATGGGGGATAACATGGCTAGCGAATTCAGAATGAATGTTACGCGGGTTTCCTTCCCGCTTGTGATCGACGGCGAGGACGAAGAGGGGAATCCGAAGGTGCTTTTCGAGAAGCGGTATTCTATCGACCTCGGCAACAAGGAAAAGATCAAAATGATCTATGCCAAGTGCCGGGAGCTTTCCGACATGGCCAAAAACATAGATCAGGACGAAGCGGCCTTCGATGAGGTCGAGGCGCTCGCGAAGGGCATTATCGACTCCGTGCTCGGCGACTGGACCGCGATTTGGGAGGCGACCAACCATAACATCTATGCGGTTCTCGGTCTCACTTCCGAGCTCGCGCGCGTGATAAAAGAGGATGCGTCGGCCTCCTTCAAAAGGTATGGCCTTTAACCCGATTCTCGACGAGTTGCCCGATAGCTTCAACGGCTGTCGGGTAAACACCGACTTCCGGCAAGGCCTCCGATTCTTCGCGGCCATGGCCGACCCAGATCTTGATGAGCGCGAACGGAGCGCGGTCATAATCCGCCTGTTTTTTGGAGACAAGATTCCCGAGCCCACCGATGAGATATGGCCTTTCGTGGAGTATTTCATCGGTGGCGGCGAGGACAAAAAAGGCGAGAGCGGGCCTCGAGTGTTTGACTTCAACGCCGATTCTGGCCGACTCTATGCGGCATTCTTGCAGACCTACGGCATTGACCTTCGCGAGGCAAAGATGCACTGGTGGCTTTTCCTTGAGTTATTCCGCGACCTGCCCGAGGATACGATGCTCTTAAAAGTGATAGATATTCGCGGCAAGAAGCCGCCTAAGTACGCTGACAATGAATACAAGCAGGCCCTGAGCAAGGCGAAACGGGCCTTCGCGATAGATTCTGGGCGAGACGACGCGGCAAGCCTTGGAGACGTGATGCGATCCTGGGCGGGGAGATAATATGGCAATAGATGGTAGCATACACATAGACGCGAAGATCGACGATAGTAATATCAAGCCCCAGCTAAATAACATGAAAAAGTCAATCGCCGATTCCTTCGCCTCGATCCGCGACGTGATGCAGGGGCCAGTGCAGGCCGGGCGCATGGTCATCGAGACTTTCAAAAAAATATCCGCCGTGGTAGATGGATGGGAAAATGAATGGGCCCAGTCCGAGCAGGCTGTGGCTATCTTGGGATCAACCCTCAAGGCAACCGGCGCTTCATCTTGGACAAGCTCGAAACAGATTCAGGATTTCGCTAACGAATTGCAGGATATGACCGGCTATGCCGACGACAATATTCTTGCCATGGAGAATGTCCTCCTTGGATTCAAGAATATCAAGGGCGATAATTTCAAGGAAGCATCGGTGCAAATCCTTAACATGGCGAAGGTCATGGGTATGGATTTGACGAGCGCGGCGCAGGCCGTCGGCAAGGCGCTTGACGACCCTATCAACGGAGTTGACTCTCTTTCTCGACAGGGATTCAAGTTCTCTGATTCTCAAAAGGCCGTCCTCAAGGAACTCGTGAAGACCGGGCAGCAGGCCAAGGCACAGAAGATAATCCTCGACGAGCTTTCCACTACCTATGGCGGCGCGGCCGAAGCGGCAAACCAGACCGGAACGGCGATAAAACAGAAACTCAACCTTGCCGTGCAGGACATGAACAAAGAACTGGGCCGCTCTGTTTCGAATAATCTTGCGCCATTCAGGCAGGCTTTTCTTAATCTCGCCCAGGCTATCGGCGCTTCGATGAAAGCGCAAAACGATTTCGTTGACAACATGAAAAAGATAAACGCGGGGACTGCGACCACTCAAGAGGCGGTCGATGGACTCACCGAGGAATATAATCGGCTCAAACAATCGCAGGCGCAATTTATCGCATCGGGAGATACTGGCCCTGCTGATGTAATGCAGTTGCAGATAGATGAGACATTGGCATTGCTTAATGCCAAAAAATTAGCGCAGAACTATGAGGCAAAGACCGCCGCCGCTAAAAAGGCAAACGACGAGGCGGCCGCAAAACAGGCAGAAATTGACCAAAAGAACGCGGAGCAGCAAGTCTTAATAACCGCTGCCCGTCTCAAGGCTGTGACTGAATATCAGTCGGCAGTCAAAAAGGCCGATATGCAAGCGGCCGATGGGTCTATCTCGGCACAAGAAGCGGAAGAGAAAAAACTCGACGCGCTCAAGACGGAAATAGGGGCCCTTGAGGATATAGCCGTACAATACAAGCTCTCTAGTGGCGCGACCGTAGCGCTAATAGATTCCGAGACGCAAAAAAGAAACGCCCTCGCTGCCTCTATTGGGATGGAGACTCAGGCGATACTCGATAGCAATGCGGCAAAAATACAAGAGCGCAACGCCGCCGCGCTGGCGATCAAGCAATACAACGATGAGGAGCGCGCACGGGATGGCGCTAGTAAGTCTATTGCCGATCTCACTCTTTCCCTTCGCGCTCAGGCGCAAGGAGTTGAGGACGACCCGCTCAAGGCGCAGGTCGATTCCCTTGTAAATCTTGCCGAAGCGGCCGGAGTAAGCAAAGATCAGATAGACGCGCTTTATGAGGCATTCTATAAGCTAAAGGATCTACAAAATAAAAAGGATGCGCCTTCGCTGCTACAGTCTGGCGGAGTAATTGGCACAAGGGATTCTACCACTGGGCAAGTATCCGGCGGAACAGAAATAGGAAATATTGCTTCCGGCCTGTCCTCGGTCATGGATGTTTTTTCATCAGGGCTCGGAAGCATTGTTTCCCAGGTCGCGTCGCTCGCCAACGTAGTCAAACTACTCAATCCATTACAGACCATAATAAACGCAATGATGAGCGTCCTTGGCCCCGTGATAAACGATCTCCTTGCCCCT